GGGTGTAAAAGCACTAGAAGAACCAGAGAAAGTATTTAGTATTATTCGTAAAACATTACCTGCGTGTAAGGGTAGCGTGTATAGAGATTTTATAAATATCTTAAAAGAACTAGAATTATATTCTGTTGATAATCACAACAAATCAGACCTATCATACAATTTAAATAATTGTCTTATCGAATTTCTTTCAGTGGATAACCCAGAAAAATTAAAAGGTAGGAAAAGAAATTATGCGTGGCTCAATGAGGCAACAGAATTCACCTATGAAGATTATCAGCAAATAATTTTTAGAAGTACAGAACAAATATATTTAGACTATAATCCATCAGACCCGTATTCATGGATATATGAAAAGGTTTTAACTAGAGATGATTGCACCTTTATAAAATCAACATATAAAGCTAATCCTTTTTTAGATGAAGATACTATTGCAGAAATTGAAAGACTAAAAGATATAGACCCTGATTATTGGCGTGTTTATGGATTAGGTGAAATTGGCTCTATACAAACAATGATATTTAGAAACTTTAATTTAGTTGATGATGTGCAAGGTAAATTAATTGGTTATGGTTTAGATTTTGGATTCACTAATTCACCTACAGCATTAGTAGAAGTAAGACAATTAGATGATAACCTATATATTAAAGAGCTATTATATGAAAAGAGATTAACCAATACAGACCTAGCAAATAAACTTAAAGAATTTGGTATAAGTAGACAATCAGAAATAATTGGAGATTCAGCAGAACCAAAATCAATAGAAGAAATTTACAGACAAGGTTTTAACATTAAACCTGCTAAAAAAGGTGCAGGAATACATCTAGGTTTGGATATAATGAGGCGTTATAAAATACATATCACAAAAGATAGTTTGAATGCTATTAAAGAATTTAGAGGTTACAAATGGTCAACAGATAAAAATGGTGATGTATTAAACACGCCTGTTAAAGTCAATGACCACTTAATAGATGCAACTAGATATTTATGCTTAAATAAATTATCTGTTAATCACTCAGGCAAATACTATATACTATAAGAAAAACGAATTATTAACTTTTATATTTATTAATGATGAAAGAGGTTAAATTAACTATACCAGATAATTGGTCTGATATAACAATAGAAACTTATCAGAAATATGTTAAAATACAAGAGGGCAAAGGAAGTGAGAAAAACAAGGTTGTAAAGAGTTTAGCGTTATTATGTAACACTACACCTTTTGTTGTAAAGAAAATGGATTACAAGGACTTATTAGAGATAATGAGCATAATTAAAACCATGATAGATACAGAACCAAAAGATGAAGAATTTAGAAAGACTTTTATGTTTAAAAAAGAAGAATATGGTTTTGTACCTAATTTGAGTAAATTAAGTACAGGAGAATATATAGACTTAGAAACTTATTGCAAAGAACCTATTGAGAATCTACATATTATCATGTCGATACTTTATAGAAAGATTACTTTTAAAAGGAATGAAAGATATGCTATTGAAAATTATGACCCTGATGAGTTTAAAGAAGAACTATTTAAGGATTGTCCGATGGATATAGCTCTTTCTAGCTTAGGTTTTTTTTTGACTTTAGGAAGCGTATTAGCCAAGACTTCGCAACGCTTTTTACAAGTACAGGAAATGAAACCACAAAAGCAGTAACAATGCAGTCAAAGTGGGGGTGGTACAATATCATCTATTCTTTGTCTAATAGCATTTTAGATATTGAAAAGATTACTAGAATACCAATTTTAGAAGTATTAACATATCTTGCATATAGTCAAGATTATAATAATAAGAAAAGAAATAATTATGATAACTTTTAGAAAGGCATTAGAATTTTTGGAAACAATCGCTACAAAGCATTATAATATAAATAGTTTCCATTCTGGCATGATGGATGAAGTGGATATTAATAAACTTGGTGCATCTGATTATGTTATATTATATGCTGAGCCAAGTAACGCAACTTTAAATAATGGTGTTATGACTTATTCGTTTACAATTTATGTTATGGATATGATAAATAATGAAATAGGTGATGCACCAAACAAGCAAAGATTAGGACGTGTAGATACTTATTCACAAACACTAAGCATTTTACAAGATGTTATTGCAGAATTTAAGCAAAACCTATCATCAAAGTCTTGGGTTGATGATGAGGTGGTATTACAATTACCTATAACAATTGAACCTTTTACTGCACGTTTTAATAACCTTTTGACAGGTTGGAGTTCAACAATAAATATAGATGTTAATAATAAAAACAATTTATGTATTGCACCAATAATTCATAACACATAATGGAATTTACAAACACAATACAATCATTACAAAAATTAGGCTCTAATGTAGTTAGTGAGGGACGTGGTATCTTAAAAAGATTCAAACCAAATAGCAAAATAGCAAGTGGAACACTATATAATGAGTTTGATTATATGGTAACTGCCTCAAAAGATTCTGTTACATTAGAATTTGAATTTGGAAATGCTGATGATTATTGGATGTTTGTTGATGAGGGTGTTAGAGGAACACCACAAGAAAGACCTAAAATTTTAGATGGAAAAAACAAGGGAAAACCATATCCAAGAAAAAAAGGTAAAAGGGCAGGTAATTCTCCTTTTAGTTTTAATGCAAAAATGCCTCCTAGAAGATTCATTGACAAATGGGTAGTTAGAAAAGGTCTTAAAGGAATAAGAGATAAGAGTGGGCGTTTTATATCTAGAAAATCATTAGTTTATTTAATACAAAGGTCAATCTTTTATAATGGACTACAAAGAACACAATTTTTTTCTAGACCTTTTACACAACAATTAAAAAAACAAACAGATAAAATAACAGAAGCATTTGCAGATGATATTGAAGCTATGCTAGAAAAAACATTAAAAGAATAAAATATGGCTGTATTAGAATTTGACCAAGAACCCGTAAACAGTAGTGATAATGTGCCTGTTATTACCAATTGGACTCCTTTAATTGGTTATATGTTAAAGCGTACAACATCAATAGCTGCTTTGTTTTATTATAAATTAGTGTTAGAAGTTAGATTAGATAATGCTAGTGGAACTCTATTAGCAAAGCTAAAGCAAAGAAGAAATGGTTATAGTTTAGACGTTTCAGGTAATACAGCAAGAGCATTTTTTGATGTAAGAGGTATTGTTAATAGTCAATTAACTGATACTGTATTTGACCAAAATGATGGAGGACAGCCATTCAGGACAATACATAAAATTGGTGCTAATACACCTGAAAAACCTTTTAGTCTTAATGGTGATAGGACTACAGATGGAACGCAAGTGCAAACTATATATGTAAAAGGATATGAAAACTATTCTTCTAATGCTTCTGAAATTCCACAAGATGTAACAACAAATTCAGTTAATGATACACTATATTATTTAGGTGCTTCATTACCCTTAATGACTCAAAGAAATGCAGCAGCATCTTATGTTCAATCTAATGCTTTTAATGTCTTTAGTTGTGATGGTGCTACTGATAGATTTTTAACCGACTTAGAAACAAGCTCAGGCGAATATAATATAAGTGGTTATATAAATTACATAAGAGAATCAGATTATCATACAGTCGCATTTTTAAATGATAATACTAATTTTAATAGTGATATTGACTATATTGAAGTTGCGTATTATAATTCTAGTAATATAATAATAAATTCTAAACAATATATAGCAAACGTTACTGGAAATGGTGGTTTACCCCCTGATGATGGTTCACTAGCTGATGATAGTAGGTTATTGTATTTTGGTTCTGGAACTGCTAATTTAGAAGCACAAAGTGACACAACTAATGCAAGACCATCAAATAATTCAGGGTGGGCGTATTATACAATTAGAGGGACTGCAACTAATTCAGGAACTATATCTTATAAAACTGCAACTTATTATTTTATTAAACAAGATGGAAGTTGTAAAGGTTTTAATGTTAGAAGATTGGCGTGGCGAAATAGTGTAGGTGGTTATGATTATTTCAATTTCAAAATGAAGTCTACATCTACAGTAGAAGTACAAAGAGATAATTTTAGCACCATGATTGGAACTTTTAACAAAAGTAAATGGAGATATAATAATACTCAAAGAGGAAAAACAACTAGACAAACAACAGCTATCTTAAAAGAAACAATACAAACTGATTGGATAAGTGAGCAAGATGCAAACCTATTAGAGAAGTGTATTTATTCAACAGATGTTTATATAGTTGAAAATGCAGAAACAGACTTTACTGAGGCTGTAGTTATAACAGATTCATCATTTGTAAAAAAGACTGTTGCTAATGACAAGTTAATTCAATATACAATCAATATAGAATACGCAAATCCAATAAATACAAATAGCTAATGAATGTCAGACTTGTAGCATATAGAAAAGCCACCACAACTGCAGCCTCAGATAGTACCTATCAACTAGACCTACAGGAAGCACCCAATATATCATTAAACTTTCAATTTAGTGATATTAAAGAACCTGAAACTAGAAAAGGTAGTTATTCACAAACCTTTAAATTACCTTTTACTGATAATAATAATGAGTTCTTTCAAAATTGGTTTAATGTCAATTTAACTACTTTAGTATTTAGCACAAGAAAAAAATTCAATG